TAAAGAAAAAGAAAGACTGTTAATCAGTACTAGTGGATTGAGAAGAGAAAGAACAGATAAGGGATCTAGTAATAACAGATTCTTTACCAGAGACTATCATATAGACAATGTTAATATAGAAAGTTATATTTCTCCAAGTGTTGCTAACGGTGGTGCTAAATTTACTAATATGAGCTGTACAATATTTGAACCATATGGTGCTACGCTTATTGAAAATTTAGTTAAAGCAAGTGTAAGTGATCCTATTAACGGCGAGTCGTATTTAGAAATGCCGTATATGTTTAGAATAAAATTTTTAGGATATGACGACCAAGGCAATCTTATTGATACTAGTGTATCGGCTGTAGGCGCCGAAGGAGAAGACTCAAAACAAAACACAGATAAAGGTACTAAACATTTAGTTATGAAAATTGGTAATATCAATTTTAAAGTAACACCTGAAGGTACAGAATACGAATTTGAATTTTACAATTATAACGCTTTTGCTTTTGAAAATTATTCTGGTGTATTAGAAAGTAATATACAAGTTAACTCAGGAACACTTGGAAGGTTTTTTGGAATGTCTAGTGTTGGCGAAGATGACAAAGATGGTATTGTTGAATTTGAAGTCGATTCACGGAATTTAGATAGCGTAGATATTGAACAAGGTTTTTATTCTGACAAGATTTTGAGAGATAGTGGAAAGACAACTTGGGACTATGTCAGTAATACAACTACTGCTAAAAATTTACCAGAAATTCTAAACTCTATACAATATAAAAAAACACAAAAAGACGACAAAGGTAAGACAGTACAAGACACAGCTGATACTTTTGAATTTATGCTAGATGCAGGTCAGTTTGATATTGATACAATTGATAGTTTCTTTGCTCACAAGATAGTAAAACCCGAATCATATGACGTAAACAATATTCCTGTTTACAACGAAAAGGTTTACGCCGCTTACGCCCAGTCACAAAAATTTAACAAATATATTCCTATTGAAGGTACTGATTCAGCATTCCAATTATATGCTGGACAATCAATAATAGATGTTATTAGAGCTGTAATTCAAACTAGTACATTCATGACATCACAAGTTCAGTCAACATCTAGAATGGTTCAAACTGGAGTGCCTGGCGTTGGGGAAAGCGTAATTGAAGAAGTAACTTACAGTTTTGAGAACACACCAGAGAAACCATTAAAACTTTATAAAGTTGAGCCAATAGTAAAATTTGGTAAATGGGACGCTAAAAGAAGAACATATCAAAAGCATATCATTTATGTAATAGTATTATATACAGCTGAAGGAGAAATTCAAGAAGCTATGGGGAAATATGGTGTTACTGATTGTGTTAAACAATATGATTATTTGTATACTGGACAAAATAAAGATGTTTTAGAATTTGATTTACAATTTAAGGCAGGCGCCTTTGAACTAAATGAAATAGGTGAGTTTGCTAAATTTGGAATGCAAGACATTATTTCATCACAACACGAGATGGCTGTTGATGCTCATATGAATAGAAATGCTGGAATTAATGCTTTTAATAAGCCAAGGAAAAATGTAAAATTAGATCAAAGCAAAGGTTCACAAGGCAATACGTCAGACTTCCCTACAATGATTTCTAGAAATTTAATGTCTAGAATATATCAACGAGGCACTGATAAAATGGTTGCTGAAATGCAAATTATGGGAGACCCAACATTAATAACACAAGATGAAGGGTTTGGTGGTAGAGCTCATGCTGGGCATTTTAGTTATAACGGTAGTATTAATACACATAAAGATCCTATTGTCTTAATAAACTTTCTTACTCCCCCAGATATAGAAGGAAACCCACAATCGCCACACGCTGGAACAATAACTTATAATGATCCTGTTGGGTCATCTGGTAATACAACTAGTGTGTTTAGTGGATTTTATAAAATATTAACAATACAAACAAACATATCAGGAAACGAGTTTACACAAAATTTAACAATGGCTAGAATACCACAACAACAATATGACACACCAGATGAATTCAAAGATATGCTAACTGAATCAGTAACTAAAGTTCCAGGTAAATCAACATATAGACGAGAACCTGTAACAACAGTTAAAGTTGATCAAAATAAAAGTAGTTCAACTAGTTACCGCGGCCCAGGAGGTCCTTACTAATGGCAAGGTACGTTTTTAAAACAGATCCTCAACAAGCCGGTGGTGCCTATAGAGCAGGTGAACTACCAGCTGGTCCATATATAGCAGAAGTAATGGCTGTTGGTGATCCATCAAAAAATAATAGAGTAGCAGTCGCTTTATTAGACCAAGGTAATGCTATTAATAGAAATGATCCGAGTACTTGGGTTGACGTTACTATTGCTTTACCTCACTATGGTGTTACATCATATCGCTCAGGAAGTTCAGGAAGATCTAAAGAAGAACATGATGCTGGTTCTAGTTATGGTATGACAGTATCTGAACCAGATGTTGGTACAAACTGTTTAGTTACATTTGCTAGTGGAAACAGAGCTCAAGGTTACATAATTGCTTTTATACCTAAACCATTTGTTAACGTTACAACAACCGGACGTGGTGTTGCTATGAATAAAGAAGAAATAGCTTTCACAGAATCGGATAAAGAAGAATGGTACAATACTGGTATAGAATTTCCAGTACTAGAAAAGAATTTTAAATCCATTAGTTCTCCAACTATGGGTGCTTTGTCTAAAGTTAAGTATGCGTTTGATAGACTAATGACTAGGATACTTTATGCTCAAGGGTTATTATTTGATACCATTAGAGGAACAACAAGTTCTAGTATGGCTAGACAGGCTCCAAAAGGTATTGTTGGTATGTCATCAAAAGGAAGACCAATACCAGATCCGGCAGACGATTCAGAATTATTAGCAAAGTGGGAAAAACAACCATTTGGATTAAGTGCTAGTGAATTAGATATTTTAAACAGAAAGCCCGGGCATTCATTTACAATGGACGACGGTGAATTAAGTGGTGAAAATAATTTAATAAGATTACGCTCTGGTAAAGGAGCTCAAATATTAATTAATGATGAAAAAGATTTAATCTATGTTGGCAACCAAGCAGGAACTTCTTGGATTGAGATGACAAAGTCAGGTAAGATAGATATTTTTGCCGGTGACTCAATGAGTTTACATACACACGGTGACTTTAATTTAACGGCAGATAGAAACTTCAACCTAAGTGTTGGTGGATCAGTTAATATTGGTGCTGGTGGGAAATTTGTATCACAGTCAGCATTATCTACAAACTTAACAGCAGGCACAACATTAAAAACAAATGCCGGGCAAAGTACAACAATGAATAGTGGAACATTCTTTGCCAACTATGCTGAAACAAATCAAACAATGGTAGCACAAGGAACAACTAACATTGTTAGTAAAGGTATTATGTCTTTACACGGAACAGCTGATATCGGTATAGAAGCAGATGGCGGAAATATTTTAACCAAAGCTACACAAATTCATCTTAATTCTAGTAGCAATCCTCCAGTAGCTCATACAGCCGACATACCGTTACAGGCCGACACAGCATTACCAACAGCTAGAGTACCACAACATGAACCTTGGGATCAACATGAAGATTTAGACCCTGTGGCATTTACAGTTGACAAAACAATGGCAGGAACAGAACAACAAAGTGTCTTTATAGACAACAACGGTGTAGTACAATATACACAAGGTAATAAGTCAGGAGCACAATAATGGCAGTTATAGTACCAACAAGTAATTGGAAAAAAGACGAAGAAACATATTCAGCGTTTGAAACTTATTATATTACTCCTCCTAATAACACTTATAGACCAATAAGCACAGGCGAAACTAATTATATTTCATCTAAAAGTGTAACATATACACAATCAGATTACACAGGCGGAGAAGTAGGTGTTACTGGTAACGGCGACGTACCTCAATTTAATCATATACCTGAATCAATTACACCAGCTGACGCTGAAGCTCCAAGATCAAATGACAAAATAGAATGGGGCGATGGTAGTGCTGATAAAAAAGTAGCAACAACAACAGGTGCTTGGGGAGATTTAGAAGGTGTACTTATGGGACACTTAGGTCAAGCCAAAGGAGGTGGGTGGTCAGAAAGTCCGTCAAACAGAGGAGCAAACATTGATAAGTGTGTAGCATGGACAAGATTAAATCCTACAGGAAGTTATCCATGGTGTGCGGCCTATGTTAGTTGGGCATTAGATCAAGCCGGCATAGCCACAATGAGATCAGCTAGTAGTCAAGCATGGAAGGGCTACGGTATTGAAATAGGTGTTGGCAACTGGAATAATGTTAGAAAAAATGATATCATCATTTTAAGCTACGGTGGAGGATCTGGACACATAGGATTCTTTAGAGGTTATAATAAAAAAACAAGAAGAGTAAATATCTTAGGAGGTAACCAAGGAAACAATTTATGTATTAAAAGTTTTAGTACTGCTAAGATTACTTCTATTAAACGAAACTGGTCTTTACCTAGTAATGTAAATTCTCCTTTGTTTATAGAAACTGACGCTTCAAAAGGCGGCGGATTTGAGGATACGAGATAATGCCATTAATAGCAAGAACAAAAGGATCAGGAGATACTGTTAATACAGTCCATGATGTTTGTGTAGCACCTGGTACTATTCTAACAGAATCAGGAAGTTCAGATGTATTTGTTGTTGATCATGGTATACACAGACTTGACGACCTAAACGAAGCACATACACATTGTCCACCAGTATATTCAACAGCTATAGTAAGTGCTAGTTCAAATGTTTTTGCTAATGATAAAGCTGTAGCAAGAGTTGGTGATACTTATTCCTGTGATGCTAGAGTTGATGCTGTAACACAAACAACAGTATTTGCTAATGAATAATCTGTGGCATTTTTGCCACAACTAAATTTCTTCTCTATTGGTACTTGCCTGCCAGGCTTTTTGACTTACACCACCACCACACATTTCTTGACATTCGTAAGTACAAAGTTTGTGACTAGGATCTTTCCAGGTCATAGGTAATATTTTCTGAAAGTATTCGTGGTTGAATATTTCTTCTGGTGTATGTTTAGCTAAACTATTCCAACCCTCCCCATACTCTTTTTCGAGTTTATTAAAGTGGGTCATATCTTCTTGTTTAGTGGCCGCAATATGGTTACAAGGCCATAATAAAAATTCAGCATCTATATACATCATTCTATCTTCTTTAAAATCACAACTAATAGTCGATAAGTCAGAAGATTCAACAACTTCTTTGTAAATCTTTGCTCCTTCTTCAGTAATGTTTAATTCTGTTTTGGTATCTGACTCTTGTTGCTCTATTCCTTTTCTAATCTTTGCTACTTTTTTAATATCTGTTTCAACTTCAATGCTAGGCAACAGTTCTTCTATTACTTCATCTTTAGGTAAATGAGCTAATGCTTCTTTATTTTTCTTTTCAAGTTCAGCATGATTGTATTCAAAGTTTCTAGTAGAAACGTGTTTATCAAACTCCCAAAAACCCATATCTTTTGCTAACTGTCTAGCTTCTTCTACTTGATGTTCGTTATGTTTGAATACAATAAATTTCCAACGAGCTTTGCCACCGGCATCTATATATGCTTTAGCATTGGCCATTACTTTATCATGTTTAACACCAATCCTATATAACTTATTAGTATCTTCTAACCCGTCGATACTAAATGTTATAACTTTTTCCATTTCAGGATATTTTTTCTCGCCTTCTGCCATTGCTTTGCCAACTCTAGCCCAGCTTTCAGCTGATTGTATACTGCCATTTGTTTCTACATCAATTATATAAGGACGTTTTGCTGTTTCAATTATAATATCTTCCCAGTCGGGTGTCATACAAGGATCACCATGACATCCACAAAATACCATATTACATGGATTATTTTCAGTAACAATGCTATCCATATTCTCTAAAAACTTAATCCATTGTGGTGATCGTATGTGTCTTTGTCGTAAACCAGGTGTTAGTACACTGGTTCCCATGATATGTCTAGGGCATAACGGACAGGCTAAGTTACAATAGCTTGACGTTTCTACCTGAAAACTGTTAATATTTTTAAAATCGAACATACAAATTATATACTCACTTAATGATTACGATAAATATTTATATGAGTACATACAGAGGCTTTTCAACAAATGGAAGTGATTTTGCTTCAGTTACCTTAACCGACTATAGATTAGTTAAACAAGACTTAATTAACAATCTTAATGTTAGAAAAGGCGAAAGAGTTATGCGACCGGATTATGGTTGTGTAATATGGGATATGTTATTTGATCCGTTTACTGAAGAAGCTCACGCTTTAATTGTTGATAATATTACAGCTATAGCAGGATCTGATCCTAGGTTAGAAATACTAGAAGTAGTTCCTACAAGTTATGAGCATGGAATACAGGTTTCTATAACACTTAAATACATTCCTACTAACCAGGTTGAAGATATGCTACTTACATTTAATCAAGAGGCGGCTAACGTCACAAGTAATACAGTAATAGATAATAATAATTCAGGATCAGAAACATCGGGAGCATCAGCAAGTGGCTACTAGTACAAGACAAACAAATTTATTTGTCAGCGAAAACTGGCAGAAGGTATATCAGACATTTAAAAGTGCTGACTTTCAAAGCTATGACTTTGAAACGTTAAGAACTACAATGATATCATACCTAAGGAAACAATTTCCTGAGGACTTTAACGACTTTACTGAAAGCTCAGAGTATATTGCTCTTATTGACTTAATTGCTTTCTTTGGGCAGTCATTAGCATACAGACAAGATTTAAACGCTAGAGAAAACTTTTTAGAAACAGCACAAAGACGTGACTCAATTCTTAGATTGGCTAACTTGCTATCTTATCAGCCAAAAAGAAATACACCAGCTAGTGGATTACTAAAAATTACTAGTATTAGTACAACAGAAGAAATTTACGATTCTAATAATAATAATTTAAGTGAACGAACAATATTTTGGAATGACCCAGTTAATTCAGATTACGAAGAACAGTACAACACTATTGTTAACGCGGCATTGGCATCAGCACAAAGAGTTGGTAAACCAGCATTAGAAAAAACTCTTGGCAATATTAAAACACAACAGTACGAGCTTAACCTTATACCAGGAACACAACCGTACTTGCCATTTAATGCTACAGTTAACTCAGGAGAATTTACTTTTGAATTAGTTAATGGAACAATTTCAGGACAAGATTACATTTACGAAAAAGCACCTGTGCCAGGATCAACTTATAATTTGTTATATAGAACAGATGGCAAAGGCAATGCTTCAACAAACACAGGATTTTTTGCTTACTTTAAACAAGGCGAGTTAGGACAAACTGATTTTGAATTAACTTCAGGGTTACCTAACTTAACATTTGATTTGGACTTTGATAATATTAATAACACAGACGTTTGGTTGTATGCTATTAATAATGATGGGTCATTAGGCAACGAGTGGACTAAAGTTCCTGCTGTAAATGGATCGAATGTTATCTACAATAGTTTAAGTCAGTCAAACAGAAAATTATACTCAGTAGAATCAAAAGTTAATGATCAAATTAAATTAGTATTTGGTGACGGTGTTTTTGCTGACATACCAAAAGGTAGATTTAGATGTTACTACAGACAAAGTGCTGGAACAACTTACGCTTTAAAAAGCAACGACATTAGAGACGTACAATTAAGTTTCAACTACGTTAGTAGAAATAATCAACAAGAAACTATGACACTTTCTTTGAGTCTTGAACAAGGTGTTAACACAGCAAGTAGAAATGAATCGTTATCTAGAATTAAATCATTAGCACCTCAGGCCTACTATACACAAAACAGAATGATTAATGGTGAAGATTACAACATCTACCCATTAACAAGATTTACAAGTATTATTAAATCAAAAGCTGTTAACAGAGCGTCAAGTGGTATTAGTAGATTCTTAGACGTTAAAGATAACACAGGCAAATTTAGTAGTACAAACATTTTTAGTGATGACGGTGTGTTCTATAAAGAATATACAAACAAAAAAGACACATTTAGTTTTACAAACGATAACGAAATTATTAATACAATTAAAACTGTATTAGAACCAAATATTGCTAGTAAAGAAATGTATCACTTTTACTTAGATAAATTTGCTCCAAAGAATTTTACAACTACAGCTAAATGGGTACAAGTTTCAGCAACAGCGACAACTTGTACTGGATATTTTATTAATGAGAATAATGAAGTGTTACAAATTAGCAACACTACAAACTTAAATCAATACCTATCACTTAACAGCATGATTAAGTTTTTACCAACAACTGGCTATCATTTTATGAAGAATGGTTCTATGATGCTTGGAACAGATACAACTCACTTAGGATCAAGTTCAGACATTTGGTCATCTATAATGTTAATAGACAATGACGGTATTGGTACAAAGGGTGAAGGATTTAAAGCAACAGGCGTTGGTGCTGTAACACTTAACGAAGTAGTTCCAACAGGAGCAACAGTCGAAAAAGCATTTCCTAAATGGGTAAGTGATTTACCTGTAGCGTTAGAAACAACAATTAAAAATGATATTAAAGAGTATAAAGACTTTGGGTTAAGATACGATTATAATACAGCTACTTGGCATATAATTACATCAGACAACCTTGCTATTGATAAAGAATACAATGACAGTAATACAGGTTCATCAACTGGTGCTAAATTAGATGCTAGTTGGATGATACAATTTACAACTAATGGCGAAACTTATACTATGAGAAGTAGACAACTTGATTACTACTTTGCTAGTAGAGAAGAAACAAGATTTTACTTTGATAAGTCAGTTAAGATTTATGATAGTGTAACTGGTAGTACAATAAAAGATAGATGTACAGTTTTAAAAATTAATAATAAACCAGATAACCATACAGCACTAGAGCGTGATTATGCTTTGGATATTACAGATATGGTAACTGAAGTAGATGGTTACAAAGATAACACAAAAGTTAAAGTAACATTTGGTGATGCTGATAACGATAGTGTTACAGATAATCCAGAAATGTTTTCTAAAATTGTTGGAACAGACGATGCTACTGGATCAGCAAAAGATAGAAAACTAGTATTCTTTAAACGATTCTTTGACTATGATAATATTGAACGTTATCAGCCTATAGTAGATTCAACTATCAATCACGAATACAAAACATTAAAAGAAGTATCAGCAGTAATAAACTTGTTCAATGAAGGGCAAGTATTTTATCTTGTATCGGAAAACAAATTTGTAGAATTAATCAGAGATAATACAAATACTTTAATTACTACTTCTCCTGTTTCTCCAGGCACAGAAATTAATTCTGGAAATGTTTTACCAGCTGTTAAAAATGCTTATAAAGTATTTGTTGGAAGAAACGATTTAAAATTCCAATACAAACATAATGCTCCTAATAATAGGCGTATTGATCCAAGCCCAAGTAATATTATTGATATGTATATATTAACCCAAGCATACTCAGACGCTTACAGAGAGTGGATTCTAGATTCAACTGATAAGGTTGTACAGCCAACTTTACCAACAGCAGAAAGTTTAAGAACTTCGTTTAGTACTATTGAAGATTCTAAAAGTATTTCAGATACATTAATATATCATTCAGCAAAATTTAAACCATTGTTTGGCAATAAAGCAGACACTAGTTTACAAGCATCATTTAAGATTGTAAAAAATACAGGGTCAGGTATTAGTGACAGTGAAGTAAAGTCAGCGTTAATAGAAGCTATTAATCAATACTTTTCTATTGCTAATTGGGACTTTGGTGATACTTTTTACTTTTCAGAATTAAGTGCTTTCTTACATAATAGATTAGCTACAAGAATTAATTCAGTAGTTATTGTTCCTAAGAGTACAGCACAAGTATTTGGTAGCTTATTCCAAATCCGCAGTAACTATGATGAAATATTAATTAGTGGTGCTACTGTTGATGATGTAGAAATTATTGACAGCATAACAGCAAGTAAAATACAAGCAGGTGGTACAATATCAAGTTTAAATACTACTGTTGACACTACCTCACAGGCGGCAAGTTCAACAAGCTCATCGAGCTCGTCGTCATCATCTAGCTCTAGCGGAGGCTACGGATACTAATGGCAAAAAGAAAGTCAAGTTCATTTCTACCTAAAGCATATCAAACAGAACGTAACAAAAAGTTCTTAAGTGCTACACTAGACCAATTACTTAATAGTTCTAATCTAACAAAAGTTGATGGGTTCATAGGTCGTAGGCACTCTCCAAGTTTTAAAAGTAAAGACAATTATCTACCATCAACTGGTTATAGAAAAAGTTATAACTTAGAACCTGCTATTGTAACTAAAAAAGATTCTACAATTACTAGTAACAACACAGTTCAAAGTTTAGTAGGCTATGATGATTTATTACACAAACTACAAGACGATGGTGTTGATATTACTGATCATAACAAATTATTTTCTCAAGAGTTTTACAACTGGGCAGGTTTTGTAAACTTTGATCCTCTTGTAAACTACGGAAGTTATTATTGGCTTAAAGATGGTCCAGCTTCAGTATCTGTATCAGGTGGAGACGTAAAACAGTCAGGAACTTACAACTTTACATTCGATTCTGATAAAGAAGAATATTCAATAACAGAGCTTGAAGGCAGAAACCCTACACTATATTTGGCACGTGGCGGTAGCTATGAGTTTGATACAAATCACTTAGATGAGTTTTATATACAAACAGAGCCTGGAGAAATTAGTGGCCAACAAAGAATTACAACTAGTAAAAGTTCTAGAGAAATTTATGGCGTCACAAATAATGGTGGCAGAGCAAACTTAGGAGGTGAAGTTCCATCATCTAATGTTACGTTTACTGTTCCGGCTTTAGATGCTCAAGCATTTTACGAAAACAATCTTAAACTATTACCAGACGTTAATCTTGTAACAAACATTCCTTATAAAGATGTACAAGGACGTAGACTTGCTGATTTAATTGATCAACACAATGGTATTGATGATCAAAGAGTTCTAATAGGAAAGACTGTTATATTTTTACAAAACGACGACGATGTAATAGACAACGACAACTGGACATTCAAAGCCGATTATAGCAAACACCCATTTGATAGATTGGCGTTTGCCCAAGAAGATGGTACAGTTAAACAAGAAGATAGAATAGGTATTTGGAAAATATCAGAAGTGGACGGTATACTTGTTCTTAATAAAATTAATGCTGTAACATATGATGATAGAGTCAATGTAGTAGAAGGAACAAAATTTGCAGGTAGAACTTTTTATAGAGCTCAAGAAACAGGCTACGTTACTATTGTTCCTGTAATAACAGCAAACAAAGATACATTATACTATCAACACGGAACTAATGAAAAAGCATACGGAACAATTAAGATAGTTGACGCTGACGCTGAAACAATTGAACCAGATGACTTTTTAGGTAAATCACAATACACATCACCAAACGGTGTAGTGTTTAGTAATGGATTAAAAATAACTTTTGATAGTACTATTAACAATACTCTTTATAAAAATAAAACATTCTATGTTGAGGGTGTAGGAAAGAAAATTCACTTAGTCGATGTTACACTAGAAACACCAGAAGCTGATCTTACTAACAAAGACTATATTACTATAACAAGAGGCTCATGTGATCATAATGCTTGGAGCAGATCGAATAGGTGGTTCCATAAAGATATTATTTCATCAACAGCAACATATAATAAGACAACGATTGTTGTAGACGAGCTTAATAGAGCTACTAGGCCTATTATACAATTTGACTCAGGAATAGAATTATACAATCACGGTATTAAAGGTGTATCAGGAGTTGAATTAGTAGACGAATCAGAAACTGATGCACTATCAGTTATTAATGGGGCTTACGGTTATTTTGTTGACAGCACAAATTTATCAGTAGGTACTAAAGTAGTCTTTACACAAGATGCTGATATGCAAACTAGAAAAACTATTTGGGAAGTCAGCTATGAAGATATTGATTCAGATTCAACAGCAGATACGCTAGTATTAAAAGACTCAGGAACTAGAGTTTATACAGGTGATAGCATTTATATTTCTAAAGGAACATTAGGCAAAGGAAAAAGTTTTTGGTGGGATGGAGTAAACTGGATTTCAGCACAACAGAAAACAAAAGTAAACCAGTCACCTAATTATAAACTATTTGACAGTAAGGGTATTAGCTTTAATACTGAGTCAACATATCCATCAAGTGACTTCTTAGGAAACAAATTATTTAACTACTCAGTAGGTTCAGGAAAAGATGATCCTGTATTAGGGTTCCCAATAAAATATAGAACATTTAATAACATTGGTGATATTCAATTTGATAACACTTACGGAAATGGAACGTTTAACTTTAAACAAGAAACAGGTGTTGGTGCTAGAGATACAGCAACTGGCTTTGTTAGAATATATGACCCGTATGATAAAACAGTTTCATACAGCAACGGATGGACTAAAGGTATTAGCAAAAGTAGACAATTTCAACAAGTTGAATATACTGTTAAAGACCCTAATACTAAAAACTATGACATCGGTGCACCTGTTAATGCTTCTACAAATGCTTTACCTAATGTTTTTGTATACATCAATAATAAAAGAACAACAAACTTTACTATTGAAGTAGTAAATGATTTAAACGTTTGTCAAATAAACGATACGTTAGCAGTAAGTGATAGTCTTGTTATTAAATTCATTGGTGATACAGTTAGCAAAAAAGCATTTTTTACTATTCCTAAAAACTTAGAAAGTAACGGCTACAACGACAAGTTTAATGATATTACTTTAGGACAATTACAAAATCATATTTCAGCATTAATAGAAACTAACAAATACTTTATAGGTTCGTTACAAGGAAGTAACAACCTAAGAGACTTAGAAAATTATAAGAAAACAGAAGGCTTGATTTTACAACATAGTTCACCTTTGATTTTACCTATGCTATTAAATCAATATGGCGAGTTAAATTTTGTCGAAGCATTGAAATATAGCAACATTGAATACGAAAAGTTTAAATCAAAATTCGTAAGTGCTTTAGAAACAATGGACGGACTGGACTTAACAAACATAAGTGAAACTGTTGATAAAATTATGGTCAACTTAAATTCTAATAAAAGTTCAACGTTTCCTTTTTATACATCGGACATGGTTCCGTACGGTGCTGATGCTACAGAAACTCTCTATACTGTAACAGACGATAGAGATAAAACATACGAATTATTAGCAGTACATAATAACACTATTTCTAGTAATAGAGCAGTTCTAATTTACTTAAACAATGTACAATTATATTATGGAAGCGAATATACATTCGAAACTAATAGTTCAAATGTTAAAATTATTAAAAGTTTATCAATAGGCGACATAATAAAAATAGTAGACTATTCTAATACACTAGGAAATTATGTTCCTGCTACTCCAACTAAACTAGGATTGTATCCAAAATTTAAACCAGAATTAGTTAGTGACGACACTTATGCCGAAACCCAAAATGTTATTGTAGGGCACGATGGCAGTAGAACTATAGCATATGGTGATACAAGAGATGCTGTTATATTAGAATTAGAAAAAAGAATTTACAATAACTGTAAAACAGCATACGAAGAAAATGTATTTGATATTAAAACACATTTACCTAGTCGCTGGAGAACAACAGACTTTACAGTAGCTGAAGTAAATCAAATATTAGAAGATGAATTTCTAAGATGGTGTACTAGACATAGAATTCCTTACACAGAAAATACAACGTTCAATGCTAACAATTCTTTTACATGGAATTATAAAAACTTTACAGATAAAATATCAAAAACTTTATTACCACAAGGTGGCTGGAAGGGATTATACCTACACTACTTTGATACATATAGTCCTCATACTAGAGCTTGGGAGATGTTTGGTTGGTCAGAAAAACCAAGTTGGTGGGAAACACGTTATGGTGTAGCACCATACACATCAGGCAATGAAGTATTATGGAACGATGTAGAAAACGGAAACAGATATACTAGTGTTACAGAATATACAGTAGATCCAAAGTATGCTAGAGTTAATATTTTCTCAATGATGCCTGTTAATGAACACGGTGAAATTAAACCACCAATTGATGTTATCTCAGGAAACTCAGAAGATTTATCACCAAGTCATCCTTGGGTATTTGGCGACGGTAGTCCTGCTGAAATGGCATGGCGTAACTCTAGCAGTTATGCTTTTAGTTTACAACATCTATTAAGTTTAATTAGACCATCAGAATATTTTAGCCAATTATTTAATAAAAGTCAAATGGTTAGAAATACTTTAATTGACCAAATTGTGATGTTATCAACTAACCAAAGGCAACAACCTAAAGATCTAAAAGTTGATATGTCAACAGACAGACACGAAGGTTGTGGTAATTTTGTTTCTGAATACCTACGTTGGCAAAACATTAATGTTACTACAAATTTACAAAATATTTTAAAAACATTAGACATTAAACTTGTACACAAACTTCAAGGATACACAGATAAAAAACTTATTAAAGTTTTAGCTGAACAAGTGTCGCCTACTAGTACAAGTAATTCAGTTTATATTCCTGACGAAGATTATGACATCCATCTTCATAAAACAGGCCCAATTAAATCAATACCTTATAGTGGTGTTATTGTACAACTTAATCCATCAGGGTATACTGTATACGGGTATGACTTAAACAATCCAAAATTTAAAACATACGTTCCAATTAAAAACGGTAACTTTAGAATACATGACGTTGACCAAGATCGTGTAACTGAATACGAAGAATACGACGAATCAAAGGTTGTAGAAATACCATACGGATATACATTTACCACTAAACAAGATGTTGCTGACTTCTTTTTTGCTTATCAACATTGGCTTAAAAAACAAGGTTATGATTTTGATAATAGAATGGAAGACTTTGGTACACAAAAAATTGTAGCAAACTGGTTAATGAGTGTTAAAGAATTTTTACATTGGTCTAAACAAGGTTGGCTCCAAGGGTCAGTTATTACTATAAGTCCAAGTGCTAATAGAATTAGATGCTTAACAACTACAGGTGTTGCTGATGCTTTATCAAACAGTCAAGCGAGAACAAATGTATTAAACCAAAATTATGAGCCTATGAGACCAGGCACATATAAAATGAGCAGACAAGATAACGAATTTGAATTGTATCCTAATAGTGATAATGGCGGAATTTATTTTGTTAATACAAAAATAGTTGAATACGAACACGCTTTAGTTTTTAATAACATAACACGATTTAATGATATTGTTTACCAACCTAGCTTAGGTAACAGACAATTTAGAGTTAGACTTGTTGGATTTAAAACAGGTGGATGGGACGGAAGTTTAACAGCAGAAGGGTTTATCTATAACGACGGCGATGTTCCTAGTTGGTCAGCAAACAAAGATTATGTACGTGGCGACATTGTTACATACAAAGGTTCGTACTATACATCAATGTCAAATCATACAAGTGGAAATCTTTTCGTATACGAAAACTGGACACAAACAGATTCATTTAAAATAGGACTACTTCCTAACTTTGATACGTTAGGTAAAAACTTTGAAAGCTTCTATGATGTTAATGCTGTTAACTTAGAAAGTGAAACAGACAAATACGGTAAAGGATCAATCGGATATCAGAACAGAGGCTACTTTAATAAAATAGGACTTGATGATGTTTCACAGGTTAAATTTTATCAAGGTATGTTACAAGAAAAAGGTACAAAAAATGCTGTTGATAAACTTGTTAGAAGTAAGTTTGATCAAATCAGTAGTGACATTTCATTCTATGAAGAATGGGCTATTAGACAAGCTGAATACGGTGCTGTTGATGTTAACTCTAGAGTTGAAATAAAACTAGACGAAGAAGGATTTAAAGATAATCCACAAATAGTAAAAACAGTTAATAGTACTCAAGCAAAAACTTCAATAGATAGTAAAACTGAATTTACTACTAGTGAATTATTTAAAGCACCAAGTGATTTAACATACGACTGGGTTCCTGTAAGAAAAAGTTTTGTAGCAGGACATAACGAAAAAACTTTTTACGACAACCTTTATCCAAATGCTGGTTATCCTAAATTAACAGATGCTGATGCTACATTATACTATGGCGACGATGCGGCGACACTTTCATCATTAGTTAAAGATATGAAAGTGGGTTATACATTATGGGTAGCTGAAGATGTAGACAACTCTTGGGATATGAAATACTTAGATTCTTATGGTGACCGAGTTACAGGTTGTGATGGTGGCCAAGACGGAAGTACATATACTTGGACAACTAGTGATACACATTCGCTACAAGTCGGAGATATAGTAGCAATTAAAAATTACAGTACTAAACGTGATGGTGTATATGTTGTAAAAACAGTACCAAATGTAAACTCGTTTACTACTGAAGGCACTAAAGAAGTATCAACAGAGGAAGGCGATGCATCAGTATTAAAATTTATTAGTATTAGATACAAGAGTACAGAAAGTGTTAGTAAGCCTAAACTAGGTTGGAGATTAAATGACAAGTTCTACGTTGACGAAGACGAGGATAAAAGATGGTATGTGGTTAAACGAAATGAATCATATGCTCAACAACAACTACTAGCACCGTTGTCTCCTATACAAGGAGAAAGATATGGTGAAGCTATGTGTTCAGAGTATAATGGGCAATGGCTAGTAATAGGTCAACCACAGCTTAACAAGTTTCATATATACACACCACAGCCAACTGACTTAGTACAGTTTGGAGTAATACAAAGTACAGCATCAAACATAAGTGAATTAGGGAAAAGTGTATCTACAGGAATTTACGAACCTAGAAGCACAGGACAATTAAAATACGAAGAGTGGGCCGATACTAGTAGATGGGTAGCCGTTGGAGCACCTAATACTAACAGTGGCAAAGGTGCTGTTTTATTTTATTATAGAGATACAAAAAGCGGTAGCTTCTTAGCAGGAACATTAGACCAGCCAACAGGATTATCAGCCTCAGCTAAATTTGGTACTAAAGTTAAAATGAGTGCTAACGGTCAATGGTGTTTAGTTTCAGCACCAGGCGACAAAAAAGTATTTGTTTACCATAGAGCTTTGGGAACAGGATCAGAAACATTACAGCAACCTTTTACAGGTGACGGAAGTACAACATCATTTATATTAGATTTATCATACCACAATATTAATAAAGCAGAAGAATTATATGTTAGAGTACAAGGGCAAGACCAGGTTGCTAACAGAGATTATTCATATAATAGTACAACAAGAATTATTACATTTACTACAGCACCAGCAGTAGGAAAAGCAATTAGTGTTAGTGACGTTCATGGCTGGGTAATGAATGATACTATTATTGGAACTATAGATGGCTTTGGTAATTCACTAGACATCGATGCTTGTGGAAGATACGTTGTAATTGGTAACCCAAATCAAAGTACGGTAGGAGCAGATTCAACTACAAGAATGGGAAGTGTTGAAGTATACTCAAGGCACTACGAGTCATTCACAGCAGACGGCACATCAAAAGACTTCCAATTAACAACAGGTGATATTGGAATGGTAAACAATAATGTATACCTAAACGGATCACTGTTGGAAAGAGAAAACAGCGATAGTACAATTAACTATGCTAAAGTTGACGGTACTTCTACAATATCATTTACTACAGCACCAGCTAAAGGTGATGAGATAACAGTATGGACAGATAACTTTTTACCATTACATAGCTTGGCGCCTAACTGGCCACAAGTTGACGGAAACTTTGGCTCAAGTGCTATTAGAATAGACGAAGAGGCTAGTACAATTTTTGTAGGTATGCCAGAACGTGAAGGACTTAACGAAAACTCAGGTATAATAGAAATATTTGAACGTACAGAAAAATGGGAAAATAATGTAAACTACCTTACAAGAACAATAGGGTCTTATACAACTGGTCAGTCAATGTACATAAATGGTTACAGAGTTACAGCAACAGGTACTGACTTAGGCGAAATTATAAAAGATATTAACGATACAAATATTCCAGGTGTTACAGCAACTGGTGCCGGTACTGTTCTAACAATTACATCTTCTAATCCTCGTAAAGGAAGTATTCATGTAACAGGAGATCAGTCTGGTAGCTTACACAAAGATTTAAATTTACACGCTTTCTCAGGTTCTAAAAAATTAGAATTAACTAAAAACGCTTCTAATTTTAAATTTGGTGAAGTTATTGAAATTAGTAGAGAAGGCAAACAAGTAATAGTTGGATGTCCAACAGGATCTACAACTATACAAACTCATTACGATAATAAGAAAACACAGCTGGATGGAAATTCTACAAGATTTACTTCTGAAAGAACATTCACAGGTAGCGTTCATGTATTCCAAAAACTAGCATCAGGTTATGTTGAAGCAGACAGTTTATATACAAGTAGCTTAGATGTTAATGATCAATTTGGTTATGCTATAGCTGTTAGTAAAAATAGTTTGTTTATAGGATCTCCATCAGATGATCATTCATCTGGTACAGTTGATACTGGTAAAGTAATTCATTATAGTAAAAAAGGAGACTTGTTTACTATTGATGAGAAAGAACAAACATTAGTAGATCCTGATAGAATTAATAAAGTATTCCTATACAATAGTGCTACAAATAAAATAATAACTTACTTAGATTACATTGATCCTATTAAAGGAAAAATTATAGGCGAAGCTGAACAAGAAATAGATTTTAAAACATCATTTGATCCTGCTATCTACAACTATACAGATGGAACTATAAATGTTAATAACGGCAGTAATCATTGGCAACCTACAAGAGTAGGACAAATTTGGTGGGATTTAAGTAAAGTTAAATTTATACAATACGAACAAGGCAATGACGATTATAAAAGCACGTTCTGGGGAGGAGTATTTCCAGGAAGTGCTATACAAATTTGTCAATGGGTTGAATCTTCTGTTAAGCCTAGCGAGTTTACAGGCGGAACAGCAAAGTATGGCGACAATGCTTATGTTGAAATACAAAGTATAAATGACGTTACAAAACAGCTTCAAACAAAATATTATTTCTGGGCTACTGAGATTCCTCAAGCTCACAGTAGTAAGAATTTAAGTATAACTGAAATTTACAATTTAATTGTAGACCCTATTACAAACAAAAAATCATTTGCTATGTTTATGGGTAAAGATTCAGTTGGTTTAGCAAACTGTGGTCAATATTTAGAAGCAGACAATGTTGTATTAGCTGTTGACTACGATAAAAAACCAAACGATAAATCATTACACACAGAATGGTCATTAGTACAAGAAAGCAATCCTAAGAGTGCTATACCAAATGAACTATTTGAAAAAATTAAAGACAGTTTAGCTGGTGCTGACTCACAAGGTAATAAAGTTCCAGATATTAAATTAAGTGCTGGCGATAGATACGGTATTAAAATTAGACCAAGACAAAGTGTATTCATGAATAGATATCTTGCTATGAAAGAATATACAAACTATGTTAATACTGTTATTAAAAAATATAACATATCAGACAACTTAGACTTTACATTATTAAACAGCGAAGAACCGTTACCAGAAACAACATCAGGATTGTATAATGAAAAAGTTTTAACATTTACTGAATTAGGTTATGTTAGACAAGCATTACATGATCCAGGCTACAAAGTATTAGTTGAAACAGACTCGGAAATTAATGGCCGCTGGAGTATTCATACTTTACAAGGAGATAGAACTTGGTTAAGAACTAGGTCACAAAGTTACGATACTAAAAAATATTGGAAACTTATAGACTGGTATGACACAGGCTATTCAGTTGATACAAATATTGATTATAGATTTAGTAACTTTAATGACGTCTATAAAACAGATATGCCTGAGGATAGTATTATTAAAATTACAACAGGATCAGATTGGACTTTATACTGTAAGAAAAACAACGACTATACCCTTGTAGGACAAAAAGGCGGAACTATGGAATTTATAACTTCTGTATATGATTACATTAGTTCTAACTTAGGTTATGACTCCGATGGTTACGATTTTAATTTGCTTGACCTAGAGCCTCAAATTGAAACAAGAAACATTGTTGAAACAGTTAAGAAACAAATACTAGTTGGTCCTTTAGAAGACGAACATAATAAATTAATGTTTGTTTTATTAAGATTTGCTTTACAAGAACAACCATATGTTGATTGGATTTTCAAAACTAGTTTTGTAAATGTTAAACATAAATTAAGAGCGTTGGATCAATTTCCAACGTATCAAAGAGACAACCAAGAATTTGTTAAAGAATATATTAATGAAGTTAAACCTTATCATACTAACATTAGAGAATATGTATTAGGTTATAATAAATTAGAAACTTATCAAGGCGACGCAACTGACTTTGATTTGCCAAGTAGCTACGATAAAAATACTAAAACATTTAGATCACCAAACAAAGAACAAAGCCACGATATTACAGATATTAATAATAAAGACCAATTTAAGATGTGGAGAGAAAATCACAGTTATTATATCGATGACTTGGCTATTAGTATATACGGTTTTGGATATCAAACACCACCAAATATTATTATTGAACCACCTAAAAACCAAGATGGTACTTTAGTTACAGATGGTGTAACAGCAACGGCAACTTGTACTATTATTGACAGTTATGTTAATACTATAACTATGACTAACAAAGGAAGCGGGTACTTAAGAGCACCTGTGATAACAGTAGATGGTGGTAGTCCAACGTTAACAGCTATACTTCATGCTAAAATGAAGAATGAGCAAACTAGAAAAATTAAAGAAACTATTAAATTTGACAGAATTAGATATAGCTCATCAGTTAAAGAATGGAAAGCTACTACTGAATATACTACATCAGATATAGTTCAACACAACGGCGAAGCATATACTGTAAATGAAAACTTTACATCAGGCACAATATTTGATAGTACTAAACTAACAATTAAAGAAGATGCTACATTTGATAATGCTATGGATAGAACTATGGCATACTATATTCCAAAAGCAGGACAAGACGGAAAAGACTTAGGACAAATATTTAAAGGTATAACTTACCCAGGAACTAAAGTTGAAGGTCCATTGTTTACAGCAAACCCAGGCTTGGACAAAGGTGGATTTGATTCTCAAGATTTTGATAACTTTGAAGTAGACAAAGATGGAAGATTTGTATTAAGTGATAAAAATATTGATTTAGATTTACAAAGTAAGTTTAATGATACACAACTAGGCTTGAGACCAGAAGACATTAGTGTTGACGGTAGTAGCAAATTTGTTGATGCTTATAGTTCACACGCTCCAGAAGAGTTTGTACCAGGTAGAGTTTTTGATACACTAAACATTAACGTATTCACAGCACCAAGCAGAGACGCTGATGGTGACGGTGCCTTAGGTATGCCTATAAGTGTTATTAACTATAAAGGTAACGGAACAAATAGAATATTTAAATTTGGTAATGTATCTGAAACTGGATTGAGTCCAGATATATTCCATTCATCTGTACAAAAACTTTTTGTATATTCTAAAACATCAGGTAGAGTACCAGCAAGTAAATATAATGTACGTTGGTCAGATGGGGTTATTAGATTTAACACAGCACCAGCTAATAACGAAATTATTTCTATAACAGCTTTTGGTGTTACAGGTGACAAACTATTATTAGATTATGAATATAGAGCAAGTGGCGGTGAAACAAAAGTAGTATTACCTGTTGCTTTTAGCCTTGTAGAAAATAATCAAACGTTTATTTTAGCAAATGGAGTTCATGCTACAGCAGGTACATTAAGTACTGACGATGGCGGTGAGTCAACAGTATGGACGCCGGCAGTATCGGCATTAAGTGCTGATGACCTTATCCACTTCCATGTATTTGATGTTCCAACAAGTTCTTCAAGAACATTTAGTAAAGTTACTGTTGATGAGTTTACTGTTAACGACAGTACAAGAACATTTACATTAACAGAAGGATCAGATACCGACTTAGCAAGAGTAGATAAAATTATTGTTGAACTTAACGGACAAAGATTACGTCCACCAGTGTTTACATACTTAACAAATGATTCAAGTACAGCAACATATGACTTAACTACAACAGCAGACATAGACCATTCTAATTTAGTAAAAGGAAATACTAGAGTTTATATTAATGGTGTACAAACTACAAACTATAGTATTGTTGAAGGATCTGACAGTACAATAAAAGCTGTTAAGTTAGATGAGGCACCTCCGGCTAATTCTAAAATTGATGTAGCAGATGTTACAAATGCTGAATATATTTTATCGTCAGCAACTTCGCTTACAATAACAGGCGGAACTTGGACAGGTAATGATGAAGTTTGTGTTACTACATTTAATAATCATAATAACTTGAAAATGACAACTGAAATATTTAAAGGTGGAAGTAGTAATGCTATTACAACTAATATTGGATTTGACGTTAGAGGATTTGAAACAGTTAACTTTGATGCTGTAACGGCCAGTGTTGTTAACATAGCAGAATTTAATGTTTTCACAACACCAACAGATGTTTCATACTTATGGGTTACTAAGAACGGTGTTAAAATGTTACCAAACCAAGACTATAAACTTGAAGGTGGCAAAATAGTTTTTGCTGATACATTGAATGCTAGTGATATTACAATAGTAACTCAGTTTACAGAAGAAGTTATTAAACCAGCTTTAGGATTTAGAATCTTTAAAGATTTATTTGATAAAAATTATTATTACAGATTATCTAAAGATCATACAACTGAACTAGGAGTAGAGCTAAAATCTACAGATTCAGAGATCACAGTATCTGATATTGATAAACTACCAGAACCAAATATAGATAAAGCTATACCAGGTGTGATCTATATAAATGGTGAAAGAATTGAATACCTGGTAATGGATAAAACTACTAAGAAACTATCAAGGCTTAGAAGAGGAACTAGAGGAACAGGTGTACAAGCTACTCATCCAAAAGGAAGTAATGTGGTAGATATGAGTAACAGGCAAGAAATACCGTCAGCACATGATAAAACTTGGTACAAAGTATCAGGTAGTAATGCTAGTAATGGACTTGGGCTACAAAATTCAGATACTCTACAGGCACGTTTCTTGATAGAAAAACCAACTTATGTAAAGAGCTAAATATATGAATAAAGCAAAAGAAGATAGTAAAGATATGAACACAGAAAAAGAAATCAATAAAAAACCAGACGACACAGGTAACGTCAATGTTGAGGGTCATATTCGTATATTTGATCCAGAAACCGGCGAAGAATTTGTGAATAAACGTAATGCTATTCATTATGAAAATATAAGTGAAGCATTAGCATTATCTTTAGCAAATAAAACAAATGGTTTTATTCATGAATTAGCTTTAGGAAATGGTGGTACAAGTGTTGATCCTACTGGTGTAATTACATATAAACCTGCTAATAATAGTGGTACAAACAGCAGTCTTTATAACCAAACATATTACAAAGTAGTAGATACATTATCAGCTTTAAATAATGACAAAAACAGGAATAAAATTACAACTACTCACGTGGAGGGTACTGTATATACAGATATTGTTGTTAGCTGTCTATTAGATTATGGCGAACCATCAGATCAATCAGCGTTTGATAACACAAATAACTTTGATGGAACTTATGTATTTGACGAATTAGGATTAAAAAGTTGGGTTGGAACAGTTAATACAGGAAAATTATTAACTCATGTTGTATTCCACCCTGTACAAAAGTCCTTAAACCGCTTAATTGAGATCGAATATACTGTAAGAATTCAAACTTTAACTAATCTGTCGAGCGTAAATTAATGCTAACGATAATAAATACTAGTGTGGAGTAAAATAAATGGCATATACAGTTAACAAAACAAGCGGAGCCTTATTAGCTACTGTCAGTGACGGTACTATAGATAATACAACTGATCTAATAATGATTGGTAAAAACTATAGTGGTTACGGCGAGTTATTAAATGAAAACTTCGTAAAATTACTAGAGAATTTCTCTAATACATCAGCGCCATCGAGTCCTTTAGCAGGACAACTTTGGTGGGATAGCACTAACAGTTTACTTAAAG